TAGTTTGGTAGTTGTGTTATCTGCTTTTATGGTATCAGAAGCAGCGTGATAGTACAGAACTGCGTCATTAACTTTGCCAGATATGTCAAAGTTAACACCAGAAATAGCAGGACCTTGCGGACCTTGAGTTGTAATTTCAACTGTAGTTACATCAGAAACCTGACTTACAGTTACAGAATTAGGGTTGCTCATGCTGTGTAACCTTCACTTACAAATAGTTTACCCTCTAAATAATAGTTTTTGCTACCACTCGGTTCTGTTAACAATACGTCATAAAACAAAATTTCTGGAGTAAAGTTTGCAGTATCGGTATCAGCTAAATTCATATCAATAATTCCATTAGATCTATCTGTATAAGTTATAGCCCAATCTGCATATTTTGTAGAACGTGATTCATCATAAACCTGTGCAGCTACAGTATATCCAGTAAGATCTATAGCCGATCCAGTAGAATCCTTAAATGTTAGTTTTATAGGAAAGTCTGCTCTCCTATCTACAGTAAAATTTTTTTTTCCAGGAATAATTGCCATTTATTTAATGTCTAAAGATACTGCACATTGAATAACATTGCTTGCTTTTATTATATAGTCAATTCTATCAATCGCACTAGCAGCAGTGGATAAAGTTGGTGCAACTCCTCCTACAAATTTAAAAGCACTATTAAAACTTGCTGTTCTAGATCCTGTTCCGTCTTGCGTGATAAATATAGATCCACTCTGTCCAACTACCTGATTGCTAGGTGCAGCAAAGGTTCTATTACCACCCAAAGTAACAGAATGATGACAGGCAGTAGCCATATCAATAGTAATTGTCGCACCATCAGATAATGTTGTGATATTTGAAGCTGCTCCTCCTGTAAGAGAAACACCGCCTGATACAATCTCAAACTTTGTAGATCCTCCTAGTTGTAATTGTAAATTACCAGTACCAGTTTCATTAAATACTGAATTAGATCCAGAATGACTAATAGTAAGATCAGAAGAAGAACCAAATACTAATTTGGCATTGTCAGCAAATTCAAGAGCATCATCAGATTTATCCCATAAAACACTATAGTTATCTCCTTGAAAAGCAACATCAACTGTTGTCAATGTGCCTGTCATTGTTCCACCAGCTACAGGAAGTAATCCTAAATTTGCCGAATTTATACTTCCAACTTCAGTGAAACCATTACTAGAATTTCTTATTTTTAAAATATTTGTATCACTTCTAAGAAACCACATTCCTGCAACACATTGAGAGTCAGCTAAATCTGATCCATTAGAATTGTTAGATTGTATTGCAGCAAAAACATTATTCAAGTCAATTCTTACGTTTTGACCTGAATTATCTTCGATATTGTAATTTGTTACGGCAGACATAGTTAATAACTATTTTTCTCCATGTTAACCTCCTTTGCCAAAACCAACAGCACTGTAGGTAAAGTTCCTATCAATACTAGCATTACTTGAGTTTTTAAAGTGAACTGTAAAGCCAGTTCCAGATATACTGCTAAGTTCAAAATAATCTCCTGTTGCCATATTCTGTGGAGAAATACTAACAGAAGGTAAAAAGTTATTTGCGTTACCAAGTCCAGAAGTACCAACAAAGAATGGTGCTGTAAACGTAACTGCTTTTGCTCCTGCTCCAGATGCTATAACAGCAGATTGTTCTGTCCTGGAAGGCAAAGTTGCAGTATATCCTAGTTGCTGTAGATTCATATTCTGAGCAACGTCAGCGGTTTCTAAAGTTGCTCTAAATTGAAATCCTCTACCTTTAAATATTCCATTAGCCATAGTATTGAACGAACCATAAGTAGGAGAACCACTCGGATCATCAGTTGTTGTTCGTACAGATAAAACAGCGTTGGCATCATTAGCAATAGTTCCATCAAAGTTTGTCCAAGTATCTATATTGTCTGTTCTGTTATCAAATAAATCCCCCACATAAAAACCAGCACCTTGAAAATGACGTTTTAAAGTAACAGAGAATGTACCCCCTAAATCAAGAGTTTCTACAAAGTCGTATGTTCCAGTTGCATTTGCACTAGGATCTGTAAGTTTTAATCCACCTTTTGAAGAATCAAATACAACATTACTTTTTGTTCCGTTAAAAGGTGTACTGTCTGTATCTTCTCTATCAGTTTTTACAGTTATAAAATCTAGTATTTCTGGCAGTGTAATAGAAACTGAAGCCTCTGTTGCACTGAAGCGTAATCCATCATCTTGAAATTTTACCAGATAAGTTCCTGGAAGTGCTGGACATATTGCTTCTGTAGAGTTACCAGGTACAGCTTCAATAATATCTTGAGCAGCTTGGAAAGTAGCAGATCCTCCCGTTAAATTTGTATGACGTATGTAAACCCGACCTCCGTGAAGAACATCTACAGCAGTAGCTTGTGTAAACCTTAATCTTACAAATTGGTCGTTTATAGATTCAATAGTTAGATTAGAAACATTTTCTGGTAAAGCAGTTTTACCTTCAGCGATAAATGTTGTACTTGTTGGACTTGTCGACAAAGTAAGAGCAGCGTTAAATGAATAAACTTCAATCGTATAGCTTCCTCTTTTACTATCTAAAATTTCAAAATCACTACTAAATACAACTTGTGAAATAAAGTTAGTATCTTCAAATTTATAATTAACTAAATATTGGGTAACTCCATCTACAGGCTGCCAATCTACAATTAATTTACTTCTAGCCATACCGTTAAGAGTTACTATCTTTTCTTGAACACCTAAATTACTTGGAGGTGACGCTGGTGCATTTAATAAAGATATTGTTCGTGTAGGTAATGCAGTACCATTTTCGATAAAAGCATATTTTCCTTCAACATAAGACAAAGCTGAAATCGTATAATTTACATCATCTTGTTCTTCTACTTGAATTACTCTAAATAATTGTGTTTGTAAATCAGTACTAGAAATTAGATAAGGTGCATTTACATTTGGTGCGGAACTGAAAGCAGATTGGGTAACAGTTTCTCCTTGGTCATTTAACTTCGTAACACTATTTACCGTAAATACAGCACCCGTAATATTAGAAACTGAACCTGTTTCAACTGTTCCATCAGAAAGAATGACAGAAATAGTAACTGAATTATTTAAGTCAGATAGAGTAGTATCACCGATAGCATCAATAGTTATAGTCGTTGTAGTAGCTGCTACTACTCTGCCTCCTCTCCTAGCTCCTGCTCTTACTGGGTCATTTATTTCAATAACAGAACCAGGTCTTACAAGAATTCCTGCATCTATTGAAGTTGTAAAACTAATAGTTTCACTCTCATTTTGTTCAGCAAAAAGTATTGCACGACCTAATCTTGCAGCTTGGTTACGAGAAGTACAAGCAAATGCTTTCACCTGTTTTACTATCGTTCCAAGTTTTGATATTGCTGTTGCATCTTCTACTACTTCAAAATCTACTTCTTTAGAATCCATATTGAAATAGCTAACAGAAACAACAGAATGACGTTGTTTTAAACTACTACCTTGGTACGCAAAACCACTTTCTCCTACATTAGCTAGATTGAATAAATAACTTGCTGTAGTTTCTTTATCTTGAGATATAGTCACAGAACCAGCAGACCATATTGGCATACACCTCATAACACCAGCTAAATCATTTATTGCTGCAAATGCTTCTTTAGGACTTTGAATATTGACATTGCAACTAAATCTAGCTTCTGTACCACCTTGCCCATCATCAACTTCTGTGTTTGCATATTTACTTGCAGCAACAAAACTAAATAAATCTAAATTACTGTCAGTAATATGATCTCCTAATCCATATCTAGTGTTTGTAAGTAAGTCGAGTAAGCACATCGCAGGGCAATTTGTATAAACAGCAGCACCCATAACACCATTAAAAATATAACCATCTGGGTACACTATCCTACCCGTAGCATTGTCCACAGTTGGAGTACCAGAACTAGATGCTCCTGCTCCTGGTATCCTTACCTTTATTCCTCTAATACGATATTTTCTTGTAGGAATTCGATTAAACTGCTTACTATCAAGACGTAAAGCAACATAAGCACTATTGGCATAGGTTGAATTATTATCTATAACTTCTTGAAAACTTGTAAATTGAAAAGCATTTACTCTTGCTGCATCTGTGCTATCTGCTGTCACACGCACAACTCTTATATCTACAGTTGTAAAACCGCTTGTTAATTCAATTCTATGATCTCTGGCATAAGCATCAGCAGTTCTTCCAGTGACAGAAGAAGTTACTTTATCTACAAATCCACCAGAATCATGTTGAATTTGTATTTTATATTCAACAGTATCTCCTCTTAAATCTCCATCATCTTCAGCTACTTGTATTTGAGGCCAAGTTAGAGTAACAATTACAGCATCTACATCTGTATTTGTTATTTGTCGAGTAACAGGAGAAGAAGTCGTTACAGTAACTCCAACACCAGTAGGTGATCTGCTTTCGGCAGGAATGCCACTCATCGCAGTTTGATTTGACGTTCCAAACTTAGATTTAAAAGTTACATCTTGAAAGTTAAAGTCTGTATCAGCAGGACTAGCACTTGTAGCGTCAGCAGCAAGTATTGGAGTGTCATCAAGAAAAACATCTTTTAAACTTGCATTGTCGTATGCAGTTGTACCTTTGGTAAGACCTTCTTTTGACGCACTAGCAAATCCCTCTATTTCACCTTCAGATATTAAATCTTGCACAGTAGCAAAACTTCTACTATGTAAAGTATCAGGAGCACGATATGGAGGTGGGGGTGGTTTTGGTGGACCTCCAGATCCTCTAATAAGTTTAGTTTCGTCTGTCATGCTTCTACCTGATTAGTGTCAATCGCTGCACTTATTACAACACTTCCTGTAATTATTTCACCATAAACTATTGGAACAGGAGTGCCAGCTCTTGACGTATTCTGTACTCCACTAAAATTAAAAGACAATTGTGGATCTTCTTCAGAACTAAACTTTTGTGGTTCAGGTAAAGGAAATAATAAATCAGAAACACCTTGTAAGACTAAAGAAGCACCAACATACACCATACCTTTAGCTAATGCACCTGCCTTTGCAAATCCAAAACCTGTTCCTATACCTTTAGATAAAGCTAAACCTTGTGGAACAAAAAATGCACCTGCAATCAAAGCAGCACCTAATAATACTTTACCTAAACCTCTACCAGCACCACTAATAGCTGGAATAAAATGTATATCTTCCTGTCCTATGGGATATGCTAATTCATTTTTATCAATGTCATAATCACCAACTTTTACTTGATAATATTTAGGACTCATAAAACGCTCTACTTCAGGAAAATTATGTATTAAAAAACTTACTGCTTGAGAAACGCTACTAACTTTTATCTCGAACTCTTTATGCCCGACAAACTCTGCTAACTGTCCATATAACTTTAACTTACGAAGCATAGCGATACCTCTTTCCTGTACATTTTAACAACCATTCAGAGTAAGGCTCTCTACAAGATAGTCTATCGGTTAAGTGATGAATAACATCACCTTCAAAAAATAATGCTACATGATTTAAAGTTGGGTGCAATATGCTCATAAG